AATAGCATTATTTTTTATTTCCTCGTATCTTATATTTCTTTCTTTTGATTCAAAATTTTTAAATTTTTCTCCTATTTTTTCATAATATAAAAAATTTTTTGCACTTTCTAAAGTATCATGCAATATAGTATCAAATTCGCTAAACCTAAAATGATTACCATACCAATATTTTTCATTTGTTTCTAATTTTAATCTTTCAATACTATTTTTAATAAAATTGGTATTTAGAAAATGACATTTAGATAATATTTTTAAATGTGTATCGCTAATATAATCTTGTATTTTATTTCCATTCTCATCCCAAAGCCAAAAACCTATATTTATAAATTCTTCACTGGCTGAGTAAGGAAAATATTTTATCATTTTATATTTAAACATTTTCATAACTATATACCGCTTTTTGTCCTTGTCTTTTATATATCATATTGCTTAAAGCTTGTTTTTGTGCTGAAGTCAAGCTTAGCCACTCTGATGGTATAGCGTTTATTATATCTAAAATTTCTTGACAATTTAATTTCTTTTTATTTATTTTGATATGTTTTAAGTGGTCAAGTAATAAATAATTTTTATCGAAAGTATTTTTATCAAAATACTGATTAGTGTTAATCTCATCATCTAAAATAATATTTAATGCCTTTAATATATCAAAAGCTAAACCAAAATCAATCAAAAAAATCTTTTTTAAATCATTGATTAAAATATTTGGATTTTTAAATTCTCTATCACTATTCATTAAAATTNNTCTTTTGGATAAATTTTACTTGCATTAAATATATATGAAATTCCTAAATTTAAACCTTTTGAATTTTTGATATTTTCTAATGCTTCTTTGTCTCTTTGAGTTCCATTTTTTAATTTATTATCTGCTAATTTTATAAAATCATCATCTATATTTAATAAAGCTATGCCGGGGATATCTTTAAAATTTAATTCTTGCAAATATAAATAAGAAAAAAGTTCAACAAATAAGCTTTTTCCAGTTCCGCAAACACTATTATATTTAGTTTTTAATATAAATTTAGAATTATCTTTAATGCTTACTTCCAAAGGACAACTAGCTCCATAATCAGTAACCCTTATAATATTAGATATCTCAAAAATATTTAATTTTACTCTCATCCCACCACTTCTATGAAATTTTTAAAGGTTTCAATCGCCATTTTTGATACTACAGCACCTAAGATCTCACATTGTTCGAATTCGCTATTATCTACTTTTTTATCCTCGTATTTTTTGTTTTCAGAAACTAAAAAAATATAATCTGCAAAAGGTTCTTTTTTAATTTTTTTGCAAAATAAATCATCATTTTTTCTAAAAATAACAATATCTGCATTTGAAATAGTCTCAAGTGAATTTTTACTTCTATCTATAATAATAAAATCTCCATTAGATAAAATAGGTTCCATGCTATCGCCATTAATTTTTATAATATCATAACTCTTCTTTATGGGTATATCTAAAATTTCTTTTAGAAAATTTTCATCAACGGAAACAATTTTTACTTCTTCGCTTTGAGATGATGTTCCAAGTCCTGCACTTGCATAAATATCTGGAAAATATCTGAAATTTATTTGATTATCATCTTGTAAAAAAGATTTTATACTATCATTTACTGGAGCAAGTTTACTAACTGGTACTTCTAAAACTTTTGCCATAGTTATAATATTTTTGTAATCTTCAGGTTGATTGTTTTCACCTCTATACCAATAAGTTATTCCATCTAAAGTGATTTCATATCCATTTTCTGAAAGCATCTGTGCAAATTTTGCTCTGCTTATTTTTTTTTCTTTTAAAATTTGTGATAAATATTCTTTATCAAGCTTATAAAATGTTTTATTTTTTTCCATTTTTTATCCACCTTATTAATTGTAGTAATTATACATCGACTATTTAAAAAAATATATGTAGTATATTTACATATTTTTTAAACTTAATTTTATAGTAGTTATGCTACATTTTTAAAAATATTTTTAGGAATTGTAAGAATATGAATAGAAAAAAATTAAAAAAAATACTACTTGATTATTATAGTAAAGATGGCGTTGGAAGTATTTTAAGCTCTAGAATAGGAATTAAAGTTCAAGTAGCTGGAGAACTTTGGGAAAAACATCAAATACCACCTAATATTTGGGGTAAAAATAATAGGAATAAATTGCTTAAATTTTTGGGAGAAAAAGAAAGGATAGAGAATACTAAAAATTGTTTATAAAACAAGGTTTATTACTCAGTGTGCATTTAAGTTTTTTCGCATAAGGACAGCGAACTTGTTTAAGTTTAGTTCCTTTAAAAATAGCAAAGACATTAATGTCGGCATTAAACCTATTTTCATCATCCCCTATTTTACAAATAAAGGTGTCTATTCTTTCCCTAGTACCAAAGAATTTGATGAAATAGTAGCAAGATACAAAGCCTATAAAAAAGCCGCAAAGAAATATACCCAAAGCATAAGGTGTATTAAGGTAAGTAGCTATGAAATTTAAATCCATTTTGATAAGTCCTTTTCTTGATTTGGTGCAAAAGAATTATAGCAAAGGACTTTTTAAAACGGATTAAAGGTTAAAAAATGGCTTTTATAGCGGGATTTTCAATAGGTTTTTTAGTTTATTTTTTAATTTGGAAAATCTTTTTTTAGGTCGGTGATATATGCAGTATGATTTTAATTTAGAACATTTATTCTCTTGTAAAAAATGGCAAGAAGTTTTAAAATGCTTACCATTTCTCAAGTGCATTGTAATGGGTGTTTCTAGAAAATTTATAGCATCACATTTTGTTTTAAAAATAGAATATTTTATAAAATTACAAATTGTAAAACCTACAAGAATTCCGCAAACGAATCCAAATAATAATGGAATTACATTCTCTTTGTTTTCAAGAAAATTAAAAAACATTTCAATCATAAAAAACCTTTTTAATTTAAATTATAACATAAAGGAGAGTTGGTGATACCAAATTTTATAGCAAGCTTTGATGTAGCTTTGGGACGTAAAAGCCTAAGAGAGAGAAAAGGCTATTTAAAATTATCAAACACTATAGCTTATGGTGGTCTTAGTGTTGATGCTTTAGCATTGTATATTCAATTAGCAAAGCTTAGTGAAAAAACGATTGTAAGTGAGATCTATTTAAGAGAGTTTATAAAAGTTAAAAATAATCAAAGAATTAGTTTAAATAGACTAAGAATTGCTAAAAAAGAATTAATTGAACTCAGACTTTTAGAAATTAAAAAGGTTAGAAATGGCTCTTTAAATTTTTATGAGTGGATTTTAAAAGATGAAACTTATCAAGTTAAAAAGCATTTTAACAAATCTTTATCTTTGCTTAAAAGCAGTGATGAAAAGCTAAGCAAAACTCTTAAAAATAACACTTCATCAATCGACAGAAAATTAACTACTGAAAACGAAAAAAAAGAGAATTTGCATTATATAGAAACACACACGCACGCACGTGATAATAAATTTATAAATAATATAAATATCAATAATAATAAATTTATAAAAAAAGAGAATTTAGAAAATTTAAAAAATAATCAAGAAAAGAAAGAACGCGTTTCTAATCAAAACGCCTCTTTTGTGACGAGCTTTATTGATTTTAGCAAAAAGGAGTTAGAGAAAATGGCAAAAAAAGAGTTTAAAGTCCCAAATGCAAATGAACTCATGAGACAAATAATAGCTTTTAATGAGAAAAATGGCACAAACTTTGGTGAAGAGTTGGCTAATGATTTTATAGGCTATTGGGATGCTAGGGAATGGAAAAGAAATGGAAAAAGAATGTCAAGTGTGGCAGGAAGTCTTTATACTTGGCTTAAATACGCTAAAGAAAATGAAGCAAGAAAAAATCAGCGTTTTAACAGAAAAAAAGAAGCCAATCCTAGTGTGGTTGATAGCTTGATGGAGTATTACGGAATGAAAGATGAGAACAAAAACAAGCTCTTAGGATGCTTTTAAGGAGTAAAAAATGCAAGAAAAAATACAAATTTTAATGGACTTATTGGAAATTAATAAGGCTCAAGCAACTGATATAGTAGGTAGATATTTGCAAGATGCAAAGGATATTCATGCTTTCTTAGATTTTTATTTCGAAACTTTAGAAAGAGAGAATATCGTAGGGACAACCTATGAGAAATTAAGAAGAGTTTGCAAAAGAGCTGAAATCGAGTTTAAAAAGCGTTTTGAAGACAAAGAAATTTTTTTAGAATGGTTAAAAAATAAATATAAAAATAGTCCATTTTTTAGATTGCTTGAAAGTGATTTTAAATACTCATATGTTTGTTATGATGGACAGGGCAACCTTTTTAAACGATTAGCAAAATCAATTAATATGTTGGTTTGTCTAAATAATTTTGGAGAATTAACCTACGAAGATGGAGAAATGCTAAAAAATAACGAATTTAAACACGCTTTAATAGATTTTATATTTAAAAATCAAGAGCGCATAGGAAAAGATATATATATAAATACTTCTTATAAGATAAAAGGATATACATCTTTAAGCCATGAAGAAGAATATAATAACTTTAAGAAGGTACAGAAAAAATTTTTTAAGGAGAATCAAGAAGAATTTCAAAAGAAAGTAAAAGTCAAAATGGCTTTTAAAAATATAAGCTAAATTTAAGAAAGTCTGAAATGGAAAAGTATATTTTAAAAATTGATTTAAAAAGCAACCCAGTTCCTTATAAAAGAACCACGCAAAGATCTAAATTTGCATGTAAAGATTATCTTAAATATTTAGATTTTAAAAAACTCTTGCAAATGGAGTTTAGAAGACAAAATAATATTAGCTGTTTTCAAGCCTTTGATAAGCAAAAGAAATATGAGTTTTCTTTAAAAATAGGATTTAACAGCAAAAGGCATGGCGATGGGGACAATATCGTAAAATGCGTGTTAGATGCGTTATTTGAAAACGATAAGAATGTTTTAAAAGGCGATTATGAGATTATTAGTTTTAAAAAATCTTTTTTAAACTTAGAAATCAAAGAATTTAATTTTAAAGAAGGGTGGCTTGATGGCTAGAATGATGACAAATGGCAAAAGTATGACAAAAGAAGAGCTTGTTTCAAAAATAGAGAGTTATTTTAATGAAAGAGTTGTCTTAAAAGAAACTAAGGAGAGTATTATTTTTGCACCTAAAACAAAAGTGGGATTAGCTGTGTATTTAGGAATTACAATACAAACTTTAGGCGAGTGGGAGAAGGATAAGGATTTTGGAGAAATTGTATCTCAAGCTAAGCAAAAATGTGAAATGGATATTTTAAACCATTCCTTAATCGGCACTTATACTCCTAGCGTTAGTATGTTCTTGCTAAAAAATCAACATGGATATGTGGATAAACAAGAAGTTGTCAGCGATAACGTTCAAAAAATTGAAATTATAAGAAGTGAAATCAAATGAAATTAAAAATCGATTTTTCTTACACTCCGGCACAACTTAAAGTTTTTGATGATAAAAATCCACGCTTTATAACTGTAGCAAAGGGCAGAAGACTTGGTTTTACAAGGGGAAGTGCTAAGTTTGTTATCGAAAACTTGCTTTTAGGACAAAATGTTTTATGGGTGGATACCATACAAGCAAATTTACAAAATTATTACGAGTTATATTTTACACCTGAGTTAAAAAACTTGCCAAAAGATTTTTACTCATGGAGTGTGCAAGACAAGAAACTAATTATTAATGGAGCAGTGCTTCATATGAGAAGTGCTGAAAGAAGTGAAAATATCGAAGGTTTTGGATACGACCTTGTTATTTTAAACGAAGCAGGAATTATTTTAAAAGGCAGCAAAGGAGAATATCTTTGGTATAACGCCATACGCCCTATGTTGCTTGATAATCCTAAATCAAGAGCGATTATCGGTGGAGTTCCTAAAGGAAAAAATCTATTTTATGAACTTTGCAGAAAAGAACTCAGCGATAAAAATTGGAAACATTTTCAATTCTCAAGTTATGATAATCCATTTTTAAAAGAAGAGCAAATTAAAGAATTAATTGAAGAAGTGGGTGGCGAAGATAGCGAAGTAGTCAAACAAGAAATTTATGGAGAGTTTATAGATAGCTCGAGTGCGGAGCTTTTTGCATTAACTGAAATTGAAAATGCGATGAGCAAGAACTCTTTTAGTATTGAAAAAATGCAAGGCGAGAATATTTGGGGGCTTGATGTAGCAAGATATGGAGATGATAAGAGTGCTTTAGCAAAAAGAAAAGGTTTTGTAGTTGATGAAATAAAAAAATACTCACAACTTGGAACCATGGAGTTAGCAAATAAAATATTAGCTGAATATAACCAAAGCGAAGACAAACCAAAAGGTATTTTCATAGATACTTGCGGTCTTGGCGTTGGCGTGTATGATGTCTTGTTAAATTATGGCTTGCCCGTATTTGAGGCAAATTCTGCAAATTCTGCAACTAGCAATGAATACTTAAATAAAAGAGCGCAGATGTATTTCACCTTTGCTAAAAACTTAAAACACATGGAGCTTGTTAAAGATGAAGAATTAAAAAAAGATATGAGAATGATTGAGTATGAATATAGCGACAAGGGGCTTTTAAAGATAGTTTCAAAAGAACAATTAAAAAAGAACTATGGCAAAAGTCCTGATGTTAGCGATGCGGTGGCATTAACTTTTTTTGAAAAACTATACAGCAGAAACAATACTAATGAAGATTGGAGTTATGATGGCTGGTGAGTTTTTAATGATCTATGATGCAATTGATGTAAACAAAATAAAAAAGCTTTCAAATTTAAGCGATGAGGCTATAAAGTCAAGTCTTGCAAATGAATTTTTAGAACTTGTATCAGGATTTAATAATATTTCTAAAAAGAAATTTAAAAGAGAATTTGCGGAGTTTTTATTTGAAAAAGGAGTGAATGAAAAAGATATTTTAAAAATAACAAATTTAAGCAAAACAACAATATGGAGAATTATGAATGAAAACAAAAAGAACTAATGATGAGAGAGTATCGTTTTTAACACAACTCATTAGCGAAAGTAAAAGTGGATATGAAAATTACAAACCACACTTTAAAGAATTGCAAGATGCTTATTTGCTTGAAAATAAGGTAATGCAAAAACTAAGAAAAAGAAATAAATCAAGTATCTACATACCAAAAATAAACGCTAAGGTAAAGTATTTAATCACTAGCTTAAATGATGTGTATTTTAATAGTGAGAGAATGGCAGATATTGAAACTTACATTAATAGCGATGATACGATTATAGAGCTATGGCAGAATGCAATTGATTTTTATAGTGGTAAAATCAATATGTTTAAGATTTTTCAACCGCTTTTCTTAGATGTTTTACTTGTGGGAACAAGTATAGCTAAGGTTACTTGGCATAAAGGAATGCCACGCATTGAAAGAGTAGATATTGATAGTATATTCTTTGATCCAAATGCATTAAATAGTGAAGATGTAGGTTATATAGTCAATGAAATTTACCTAACCTATAATCAAATCCATGAAAGACAAAAGCTAGGTTTTTATAAAAAAATTGAAATTGAAAAGCTTTTTGATGAAGATGATGAGTATAAAAAAGTAAAGCTTTATGATATTTATGAAAGAAAAAACGATGATACTTGGGTGGTTTCTACTTTATTTGAAAATAATTTACTTAGAAATGAAATTACTTTGCAAGATGGACAGCCTTTTGTCTGGGGTTCAATGCTACCACAACTTAAAAAGATAGATAACGAAAACTATGTAAGTGCTTATGGCGAGCCTATAATGGCTTCTGCTATGCCTTTGCAAGATGAAATTAATATAACTAGAAATCTTTTAATAGATGCAGTAAGAACTCATATCATGCCTAAAATAATGATGCCAAAATCAATGGGAGTAAGCAGAGAAGATATAGAAACCTTAGGAAAACCAATATATACAGACGATCCAAAGGGTGTGCAAATATTACCACCACCAAATGTAAATAGTGCGGGAATGAATTTACAGCTTTTAGAAAGCGAACTCACAGAAGTTACAGGAGTTAGTCCACAAAACAATGGAGCTCAAACTGCACAAAATGAAACAGCAACAGAAATTAGCATAAAAGCACAAGAAGGCGGAAGAAGAAGTGCTGATTATATAAGACAGTATAACGAAACTTTTATAGAGCCTTTATTTGATAGATTTGCAATGCTTGTTTTTAAGTATGGAGAAGATAATTTTTTTAATGGTTTTCAAAGAGAAGATATACCTAGTTTTAGATTTAAAATTCAAACCGGCACAGGTGCCATGAATAAAGAAATTAGACGTGCAGGAATTCAAGCTAGTATGCAAGTTTTTTCACAATTATATCAAATGTATATGAGCATAGGCGATGCAAATTCTGCTTATGGGATTATAAATGCTAGCAAAGAACTTACTAAAGAATTATTACCAATTTTAGGTGTAAAGAATGTAAATAGTTTATTTGCTTTTGAAAACAATGAAGATATTAATCCACAAATGCAAGGAGAAGCTAATGCTTAATATTGAAATTAAAAGCGATATATCTAAAACCAAAGGAGGAAAGAAATTAATAGATTTTATCAAAGCAAAATATAGTGAATGTTTTTATATAGCAAAAAATAATGATGAGAAAGAGTTAAGGTTAAAAGCTTTAGATACTATGGCTTTTTTAGACATAATAATCAATAAAATAAAGGATGAAGAAGATGGAAAATGATGCTTTAAAAGATTTAATTAATGTTATAACAGATGATGATAAAGGACAAGTTGCTAATAATGGCGATGAACCTACGCAAGTAGAAGATAATGAACCTATGCAGGTTGCTAATGAGAACGAGCCTGATTATAAGGCGATGTTTGAAGCTTATAAAAGTGAAAATGACAACAAATTAAATGCTTTAATGAGTGAGCTTGAAGTTTTAAAAAATCCAAAAAAAGAGCCAAGCGAACAAGAATTACAAAGAGAGCAGTATTTAAAAGAATTAGGACTTGATGGACTTGATGAGAAATTAAAAAGGCTTGAAGAGCTTGATAAAAAGCAAAAAGACAAAGAAGAACAAGATGCACTAATCGCTAAATACGCACAAGTAGAAAGCGAGTTAAGAAAAGCCTATCCTGATGCGGATTTAAAGGCTATGGCAGAACTTGCAACAAAATTAAATGGTTTAGGCGAAGGGAATATTGACAGCTGGAAAACCTTACTTAATTTGGTCGGAAAATCAAATAATGCTAAAAAAGCTGAAGATTTATCAAGTGCAAATAATAATGTAAGAACTAGTGATTTTAACGATAAGTTAAAAAAAGGCGAAGTTAGCGAGATAGATCTAGGCAAAGAATTATTAAGTTTGGTATAAAGGAGAAATTATGGATTTTATAACAGCTTTAAAAGGTGGTACAGGACTAGGCTCTAGCTTTGCAGATACTTTGATGAAAACAAGTAATTTTACTCCAAATTTAGCAAGTAGCAGTAGTGGTTTTTTAAATGGATTAAAAAATTCTTTTAGTAATTTTGGAGATTGGTTATTTAAAAGTTCTGATGCAAATAAAGTAACTAATTTTGATAGATTAGGAAATGTTTTAGGCGGTGCTGGTGCTTTATATGGTGCTTATAATCAGCAAAAGATGGCACAAAAGAATTATGAGCTACAAAAAGATGCTTATAACTTCAATAAATATCTAGCTAATGAAGAATTAAATAGAAGAAAGAATATGGAAAATAAACTTCAAAACGTTTGGAGCAATTAAATAAATTTGGATTTAAGGAAGCCAAAGGGAAATTATAGCTCCCCTTTAAAAAAGGGGAAGTCAAGTATTAATAAGCCTTGACTATAATTATACAAAGTAGTATAATTATAACTATAATTTTGGTTAGCAATTTAATCACCTCCCAACTGGGCGGTAAATTAACGCTAAAGGGTGGCGACCCTTTGGCGTTGCACCCTTTTAAAATTATACACAAACTTCCTTAAATCCTTTATTTTAAAAGAAAGAATAAAGGAAACAAAATGGCATTTTATAACCCACAAAGAGTAGTATTTAATCCTGATACAGGCGTTATACAAAACGCAGGAAAAGTCGGTGGTGTCTTATATGACATCATGAGCAAAAGTTTTGATGATAAAGTTAAAGCTAATGAGTTTCAGCAAGAGCAAGATTTAAGAAAGCAACAAATGGAATTTAATCAGGCTATGCAAAATAATCAGCTTTTACAAAATGAGAGAAACTTTGATTATCAAAAAGAAAGAGCAAATATAGCAGATCAGCAATGGCAAATGAATTATAATCAAAGAGCTAGACAATATGCCATGCAAAATGCTTTAAGACAGCAAGCAATAAATGCTAATAAGGCTTACAAGGATTTAAATTATCAAAAAGGATTATTAGAACTCCAAAAATTACAAAATGAGATAAATGCAAAACAAAAAGAGCAAGATTTATTAAATGGAGTTTTTAGTAATAGTCAAGATTTTGATAGTCAAAACAATATAAATTTACAAAACAATACAAGATATAAAGCAGACGCTCAGTTTTTAGATTTAGCAAATAATCAAGGTAAAACATATGATACAACCCATGGTTTTTGGAATGGAGCTATAGAGCGTGGTTTTGGTGGATGGGGAAGTCAAAGTACGGATTTAAATGATGCAAGTGATTTATTCTTAAAAAGAATGCAAAGTGATTTATTAAGGGGTGGTAAAAATGCTAAATGGAATTTAGAGAATATACAAGCCAATTTCCCTATTAATGGTTATACTATGGAAGCAAATAATCAAAGGGTAGCTCAAGCATTAGCAGGAGAATGGTTAGCAGAAGCTCCAAATTCTTTTAAAATGGAATTAGTAGAAAGACTAGAAAATGCCAAAACAAATATAGAAAAACAAAGTGCTATAGAAGACTATCAAAAGAATATGAATTTTTATAATAACTATGCTCCAAAGATGAAAGCTTTTTATTGGGATGAAAAATACTCAAAACCTAGTAAAAATGCGGTAATTATAGATAATTCAACAACTAATCAAAATATACAAAATGATTTAGTCAAAAATATATTAGAAGTGCAAAATCAAAATGCACCAAAATTACATAGCGTTAGTTTTAATGGAATTAATGCTCAAATATCAGAGCCTGATGCTAATGGTAATGTAATATTAGTTAATCAAGCAGGTAGAAAAATGCAAGTTAGCGTAGAAGAATTAAAAAAACAAGGATTAATACAATGAATATAAGAGAATTTTTATTAGAAAAACCACAAGAAAATAACATTATTTCATTTTTACAAGATGGAGCAAGTCAAAGTGAAAATCAAAATACAAGTGAATATTTATCAAATTTAAAAAATGAAGTAATAAATGATTTTTATAAAAATAAAGATAAATATGCTAAAGAATATGAAAAATATAATTTCAAAGACCAAAATTTAACAAACCCTATGGGAAATATTAGTGAATATAAAAGGGATTTATATGATTATAATAAAAATCCATCCATGAATGCTGATGATTTAAGTAATTATATTTTAGATAAGCAATCTAAATTTAATGCCTCTAAACCTATTTTTGCTGATGATAATGAAGTAGCAAGAAAAAGTAATCAGTTTATGAGAGATTTAGGCGATGAGTTGCAAAAATCAGGGCGTGGAAGATTATTGCAAGATGATGATGGATCTTATTGGGTGCAAGATAATAACGGAAATTATTCTAAAGTACAAGGTAGCACAATGGGTGATTTATATCGTGGATTAAGAGATAATGGTGCTAGTATGGCTTTAGGAACAGCAGGTGCCATTGGCGGTACAATGCTAGGTGGTGGAGTTGGTATGGTTGCAGGTGGTGCATTAGGTGCATCTTTAGGGGCAGGATATGATTACTACGGAAATACAAAAGATACAAATCAAGATATGAATTTAAAAGAAGCTCTTATGCTTATGGGCGAAAATGCAGGACTTTCTTTAATAGGAGATGCGGCTTTTGCAGGAGTTGCCAAAGGAGCAAGAGCTTTAAAAAATACCTATAATATGGCAAAAACAGGAGCACAAGCCGGTAAAGATATGATAGATGGCATGGCGGTAAAAGGTGGTAATTTAGGCAATAGATTTATAGATAAAATAAGCAAGACAGATATACCTATGGTAGGAAAATTTACAGATGGTGGTTTGCAAAATGCAGAAACAATTTTTAATAATCTTACAAAAAATGTAGAGAATAAAAAACAAATAGATGAACTTATAGCAAAAGAAAATCCAACATACCTAGAAAATGGAAAACCTACAATAGAAATATTAAAAAACATTGTAGAGCAAGGACTTAATAAAAATAATCCACAATTTATACAAGATAGCGCTAAAAGAACAAGTGCTATTTTAAAAAGTATTTCTAATAGTTTACAAGGAATGCCAACTACACAAAGAAGAGAAGTATTATTAAAAGCAGCACAAGCTTATCCAGAAATAGGAAGTTTTTTAGATGATGTTTTAAAGGCTGATAAGGATGCTAGTATTTCTTTTTTAAATATGATTAAAGGACAAGATGAAGTATTTAAAAACAAAACAGGTTTAAATGGTGAGTTTGATTATAAGGCTTGGCAAAAAGATAATCACGCTTATGAGAATAGAATAAACCAAGAGTATGGCAGTGCTATAAGTAAATTAGATGAGCTTAATAATGGAAAAATAGTATTAACTAGTGAAGATTTAGCAAAGCTTGAAAATTTTAAAAATAATAATTTTTTAGATCAAGATGTAAAAAATAACATACAAGGCTATTTAGATGAAATAAAAGGAAAAGAAGTAAGTGCGGAGCAAATTTTTGGATTAAGAACAGCTATAAATAAGCAATTAAACACAGGAAATAAAACATATAATACAAAACAAGCTTATAGAATAGTAAAAGAAATTTTAGATGATGCGTTGATAAGAAATGCTAGTGACAAGGTATTAGCAAAAGAAATACTAGATAATGCAAATAAAAATTTTGCTTTAAAGGAAAATTTTAAAGAAAGTTATTTAGGCATGATGAAGCCTCAAGAAACAAAAGAAGGGCTTGCAGATAGATTGGTTAAAGGGCTTAGAAATATAAACGAAGATAAGAATTTAGAAAATGCTTTTAAAGGAATGAACGAACAAGAAAGATTGGCTAATGAAACTCATGCGATGAATGCTTTATTAGAAAAACATAGGATTGAAGGCGTGGGGTATGATTTTAAATCCTTAGCAAAAGATTTAGAAGATGTCAATTTTTCAAGCAAAAAAATAAAAGATGCTAAAGATGTTATTAATACATACGCTTTGATATATAACAATAATAGAGGTTTGATAATGACAGCCTTAGCAAGTAGTGGAAAAAAGACAAACTCTTCAATGGCTACAACAATACAGGGTGTTTTTGATAGAATATTAATAAGTGGTATTTTTGCTAGATTACATGCTTTAGCTCCTCTTATGAAAAGTGCTAAAGAACAAGCATTAAGAAATCAAATACTAGATGCTCTAAAACTTGCTAAAACCAATAAAGAAGTTATATCTAATCTTAAAAACATAAAAATAGCAGATCAAGAACAAAGTAGAATTTTTAAAGATGCTTTAGATAATTATATTAAAGTAGATAAAGAACAAAATAAAATATTAAAAGATGCACTAATAAAAGAAGGTGTTATCAAAGGCGACAACTTCTTCATGGATAAAGCTGATCCAAGTAAAGCAAAGAGTGATTATACTGCTAAATTTAATGTAGAAAAATGGATTAATAATGTTTCAGGAATTTTAAAAGATGAATGGGTGGTAAATTTAAAAGCTATGGCTAAAAAACACCCTGAAATGTTTAAAAACGAAGCAGATGTATTTAAGGTAATTAAAGAGATAAAAGACAATCCTACTCATTTTTTTAAAAACTATGATGATGAAGTGGCATTAATAGCTAAACCTTTAAAAGATGATAAGGTTGGCAATATAGCCATAAAAAAAGATAGTGGCAAAATTATACATATTAATAAAACAAAAGGTAAGGATTTGGAAAGATTAAATCGTAGAAATAAAGCAATGCTGACAGGTACGCCAACTCCTGCAACCACTAAAGGCAGTACTACCAATGTGGAAGGCGATTTATTACAGCATTCTTTTAAAAATTCTACCCAAGCTAAGCCTAAAAAAAACTTAATGGATGATATAAAAGATAATATTAAGAATAAAGAAGTAGAGAAAAAGAATAAAAAAAGCGTAAAACAAAGACTTGATGAGAAAATACAAAATGATAAAAAAGCTAGAAAGCAAAGAATTGAAAAAATAAAACAAGTTATAGCTAGAAAGCAAAGAATAGATAAGGTTACAGATAAAAAAATAGCAGGAAAAATAGGCACTCATACGCTAAAAAATCTTATTAAATTAAAAGAAAGGAGCGAAGATAATAAAAATTAAGGGCTTAAAGTCCTTGATTTTTATCTCGTTTTTGTCCTAAAAATTGAGAACTTATAACCCCTATTGAGGTAACAATTCCCGCTAAACTTAACCAAGGATAATCCAAATATGCAAGAAAAGCACTAAAAATAAAACCTATTATAACTATAATAAAAGCAAATAATTGACCTTTTTTAACGTATTTGATTTGTTGTGGTGCTAAATTTCTTATAGCCTCTTGGTTTTTACTATCCTCTTCAATTAATTTCTTTTCAATATTTATAATATGATCTGTTTGTTTTTCCATTAAAGAAATGCACTTTTCTTGCATTTCTTTTGATAGTTTGGGTAAGCAATCGAAAGAAGAATTAACATTAATAAAAGTATTATTTTGTTGATTTAAAGTAATATTACTTTTGTTTTGTGATTTTTTCAAATTTGGCGTTATACTCTTCATTGCTATGTTTTCTTAATTCTTCTGATTTTTTATAAAAATCAGTTATCATTGTTTTTCTATCTTTTAAAGATGTAGCTTTAAGGATATCTGCATTAAACATATTTGTAAAGCCAAATAAAAAAGCATTTATGTTTGACATTTTTACTCCTTAAAATTCCTTAGCTTATACTGATTTTAATTAAATTATACCTTTTTTATAGTTAATTTATACTTATTTTATATGTTTTATATACTTAACTTATAGGTTTTTTATAGTCTTATTTTAAAAAAAATATATCTACTTTATTTTAAAACATACTATTTTTATTTTATAAAAGGTTTTATAGATTTTGAAATTTCATCTAAAACTTTTGCTTTTTCATAATTAATGAGCCAACTATCAACCCATTTAGGTGTTTCGCCTTTTGCATTCCAATTGATAACACCATTATAAACAGCTCCGACCATATTTGCAAATTCTTTTTTTGTAAGCTCTAATTCATTTAATTTTTTTTCAAATGTTTCTATATCCATTTAATATCCTTATGGTTTTTCAATTTTAAAAACTATCTCTTTTATTTGCTCGTATGATTTTACTTTTAAATGATTTTCTAAAAAAGGTTTAGTCCAATCAGGCACACTATCTATTCTTTTCCAATTCATTATAGTTTGATACGGTGTATTTGATATTTGCGAGAATTCTTTTTTGCCAAGATTTGCTTTTGCTAATAATTTTTCAAATTCATTATTATCCATTTTTCTCCTTTTTATATTGTTTCAATAGTTTTATTATATAAAAAATTAGTTAAAACCTATATTAAGCCTTGACAAAAATATTTTTTAAATATATAATTACAGCGTTTAGTTAGTTAAACAATATTTTTTACAAAGGAGTTTTTATGACAGATTTAGTTGTTATAAACGGGCAGAATGTGAGTTTTGAAGCGGTGGGCGACCAAACCTACACCACTTCATTAAGTATTTCTAGTGTGTTCAAGAAAGAACACAAGAATATTTTAGCAAAAATTGATGAATTGCCACAAGATGAATTTCGTGAGCTTAATTTTAAGCTTACGGAGAGAACCGCTCAATTTGGGGCAGTTATTAGAAGTGAGCCGTATTACAAAATCACTCGTGATGGTTTTTCTTTGCTTGTTATGGGTTTTACAGGCGAAAAGGCTTATAAATGGAAAATCGAGTTTATCAAAGCTTTTAATGAAATGGAAAAAAGACTAAGAAATATTGAATATGAGAAGCACGATAAGTTAGCCTTTAGACAAAGCTTAGGTTACAAATCACAATTAGCACAACAAAAGCAAAAATATGAGAATGAGATTAAAGCTTTAAAGTATGATTTAGAACAGAGTAAAAACAATTTTAAAGATAAATTAAATTGTATATTGGCTAAAAATGGCTTATATGCCTTTGATTTTAAAACTTTTAAAAATTATGCCTTAAAGCTAGAAAAAATGTTAAAAGATTTAAAAGATGATGAAAACAAAGAGAATAAACTACTTTTAAGAATGCAAAATGATTTCTTAGAATGTTTAGAACTTTATAAAAGTATAAATATTTGAAGTCTTCACCCTGCTTTTTTTGAAGACTTTTTAGTGTTTTAAGGACAAACTAAGCAGGGTTTCTTTAAAATATCATTAACTATATTAAAAGATTAGTTCTTATCTAGCTCTTTATCGCTACGATAAGGACTACTAAAAGCATTAAGATTATAATAACTTCGTTCATCTTAACCTCCTTTCAAACTTTTTACAAAGTCTTCAAAGAGATATCCTTAAAACCATAAAATTATACATAAAAAATACTTAAAAATTTAATTTCATTTCAAAACACACTATATTTGAAATAGTCATTTTTGGAAAAATCCTTAAAACTAAACTAAGGAGAATTCAAAAATGGCTTTACCTTCAATGGGGCATACAGCACCCGCAACTGAAAATGTTAAGTTAAAACAATCAATATATGAAACGATTATTAAAATTGGAGCTACTGAAACACCAATTCTAAATAAAATAGGCACTTCAAAGGTTACAAATCCTTTAACTCATAGTTGGATTACTGATACTTTTGAAGAACCAAAAAAGAATGCGAATTTAGAGTTAAGCAAATTTGTAGGTGAGACAAAAAACACAGCTCAAAAAACTACCAATGCTACTCAAATATTCATTACCGAAGCCATGGTATCAAAAGCTTTATTAAAAGCAAATCAATATGGTGGAAATGAAATGGAGTATCAAATCGGCAAAAAAACCAAAGAACATAAAATGGATATGGAATATGCTTTATTTGGTCTAGGCAGAGATAGTGATGTAAAAAAATCAGTTTTCAAAGATTATGTTCAAGCACAAGAAGCAACAAGTGGAGAAATGGCTGGATTTTTTCATTATATCGCTAAAGGAAAAGATAGCTTTGCTGATGGAAAGCGTGGAAATGTATTAGCTTTTGATGAAACAGGAGATTGGAGTGGAGCTGTAACAGAACTAACAGAAGATAAACTTAATCAAATTTTGCAAACCATTTGGAATAGCGGAGTTACGCCTAAAGATGTCTTTTTAGGAGCTGACTTAAAAGGAGCTATCAATAAATTCGCTACAAGAATTTTAGGCAATGAAACAAAACTAGCAGGACAAGTAGTGAGCCTTGAAACAGATTTTGGAACGGTAAATTTCCATATGCATAGATTATTAAGCCCTAAATATGGTTTGGGTGATGTTTTAATTGCTGGGGATTTTGAGTATATGAAACATGGGCTTTATATTCCTACTATGATTGAAGATGTTCCAACTGATATTACTGCAAAAGCAAAAAGATTTTATACACAAAGCACTTTAGAAGTAAGAAATGCTGATGCTTTTGCTATAGGCGTGGGATTAACTAGTGGAAATAATGCAAAGGCTAAAGCGGTTTTAAAAGCAGCAAAAGGTGCATAATGCTTTGTGCTACGGCTAAAAAACTCATTATCGCTAAAGTTAAAAATTCTTACAAAATGATAGAAGATGATGAAGTTTTGAAAGCCTATTTTATGGAAGCATTTTATTATATTTTATCAAAATGTGTTCCTAGCGTTCTTTTAAAAAATGTAGAACAAGGCGAAAAAGTTTTTAGGCAAGTTAGAAATAATCATTTTTTGATTATTCCTGATGAGCCTGATTTTGACAATGAAAAAGAACATTTAATGATAGATGAAACACTTAGTTTTGCTGTGATTAATTATGTTTGTTATTTGATTACAAGATGCGAAGAAAAAGACTTTCTTGCATTATGTGACAAGATAATTTATGAGTATATAGCTAATGATGGCAAGGAGCTTGATGATGAAAGAACATGGTTGTAATTGTAATTTCACAAAAAAATTTAATAGAGCTTTGAGTTATAAAGACTATATACAAAGTATAAATAGTGCTGATTTTATAGCTTATTTAGATGATAAAAAATGGCTTTTAGCTATGGATGATCTGCTTTTCTTTTGTGAAAAGAGAATTAAAGACAGTGATTATTACGAAGGTTAAAAATGGGAACAAGTTTAAACGAGTTAAAAACAGGTAGAGAAAAACTTGAAATTATAAATCAAGTTTTAGCAAGAATTTCAGATGTTGCTACTGCTTTGGATAATACTAGAATAGAAGAAATTATAGGCTTAAAAGAACAAGTTAATAACTTTTATACTCAAACTTTAGAGCTTAAAAATTTAGTTATAGAAAATAGCGAACTTACACAAAGCAATACTGATTTTGTTAAAAACAAAAAAGATGAAATAGAAAAAATAAGCAATAAAATAAACGATACTTTAAACAATATAGAGAATATCTATAATAACATTATAGAGTTAGAAAAAAACATAAATAATGGTGTTAATATTGTTAAAGAAAAATATCCTGAGCTTAACGAGTTTAATAAAAATTTTGAAATTATAAAAATAAAACTCGAAGAATATTATGATATAGCTGTTGATTTTAATGCAGGACTTGAAAAAGTAGAAGAAAACAAAAATCTTACTAAATCATATTTAGATTTATCCATAGAGCTTAAAGAACAAATTTTACAAGAATTAGAACACGCACAAAGTATTAAAGATGATTTGCATTCTAATATAGAGCTTGTAAATAAGCTTGTTTCAAATATTATAGCAACAAAGAATGAGATTATATCCATAACCAATGATTTTAAAAATGTAAAATCAGAAGTACAAGATATAGTTAATGATGCTGAAGCAACGATAAAGCTTAAAATAAACACTATTCTTTTTGAAAATCAAAGATTAAATCAAAATATGATTAATCTACTAAAGCGTTGCGAAAAATTAGAAGATGAAATAGTAGGAAAATATGAAGATGTCTTAGAAGCTATTGAAATTGTTAATAAAGCTGATGAAACGATAAACGATTTAAATAATGCAATTTTAGCTTCTAAAGAATTTGCAAATGATTTAAAAAGTTATACACAGATTATTAAAGATTTTAAAATTCAAATTGATAATTTAAAGCTTGATTTACAAAGTTATAATGATAGATTAAAAGGTGAGCTTGATTTAAAAGCCAATGAAATAGATATTAGCATTCAAGCAAAACTTAGCGATATAAATCTTTTAAAAGAGCAAATGCAAACTCTTTATGAAAATACTAAAAATACAACAGATACAGCTTTGGCTAATTTTATAGAAAGAGCAAAAATAGCTAATGAAGATTTAGGAAGATTAACAGAAGTAGCAAGAACTGAACTTGCTAACGATAAAACAGCTATTGAAAGCTATTTATTAGAGCTTAAAAAAAGTATTATTGATGAAATGAAGAAAGTATCAAGCGATATTACAGATGAAACAAGTGGAATACTAGCTCAAAAAAATCAAATAGAACTCATCATAGCACAAGGAAAATCATCTTTAGATGCTTTAACAAATGAGTTTAATTCAAATTATCAAAATAAACTCAATGATTTTAATTCTAATGCTAATGAAAAATTAAGAGCAATTAATTCTCTTAGCGAAGAAAGTATAGCAAACATACAAAGTAAAACAGATGAAAATATAGGTAAGTTAAATACTGCTAGCGAAGAAAAACTAGCTAAATTTGATGAAATTATAAAAGACAATTTGGGCGGAATTTATTCTCACATTTTTTCAATAGAAAATGTCTTACTTGATAAAAAAATAATTAAATTAAGTTATAAGGAGTAAATAATGGCAGACTTAGAACAAGTTGCAAGTGATTTAAATTCAGCATCACAAAGCTTACAAGAGTTAAGAGAAAAATACGATGGTGCTTTGGATTTATTAGATAATAAAAACACAGAAATAACAGCTGCATTAGAGAGTGCAAAATCTAATGCCTTGCAAGAAGTGCAAACAGCAAGCGATACAGCTACAAGTCAAATTTCGCAGTTAAAAGACACATCCTTAAATTTGGTCAACGAAGCTAAAAATACAGCTACATCTGAAATATCAAGCAAAAAAGATGAAGCACTAGGAGAATTCAGTCAAGCAACTTCAGAATTTAATAGCACTAAAGAAGAAGCATTATTTCAAATAGAACAAGCTAAAACAGAGCAAGGAGAAAAAATAACAGCTTTAGAACAAGCTAAAGAAAGCATAACAGCTGATCTTAATAAAAAATCTAAACTTCTAACTGAAAATCTTACTTGGGAAGTTGGAAGTGGTGGAGATTATGAGGATTTACAAACTGCTATTAATGAGGCTAGTAAATATATAAATTTCGGTAATTATACTATAACAATAAAATTAAAAAATTTATTAAGCTTATCTAATGTAATTCATATTATAAATGTAAATATTCCATTTGTAAATTTAGATTTTAATGGTTTTATCTTAAATTATGGCTTAAGTTTTTATAATTCGATATTCGGTAAAATAATTAAAGCAAATATTAATTCAACTGGAAATTGTATTAGTGCAATAAATAATTCTAAAATAATTTTAACTGACAATACTATACTAAATGGATATGATGGAATTATATCTTCGTCTAGTTCAAATATAACTTATTTAAATTCTAGCAACAATAATATAACAATAAATTGTCAAAGTGGTAGATTTGGAATTTATGCAAATTTAGGTGGAAAAATAGAAGTTCAAAATTCCAATATAGAATGTAATAATGGAACCACTCTTTGTGCACTTACTGGTGGTGTAATAAATGCAAATGAAAGTGATATAGCAGGTACTTCAAATCAATCAAATATTTCTTTTAACACTTTCACAAATAATGGTTATATTTTAAAATAAGGATTAAAAATGAAAATAGTATCAAAAAATGGAACAATTTATCAGAATTTAACAGTATCAATTATAAGAGACCATATTTATAATGTTAAGCAACTTTTAGCAATAGTTAGTGATGATAGAGAATTAAAATTTAATGATGATTTTACTTTCATAGATGATTTAACTCAAGATGAGCTTAACGCAGGATTAGAAGCGGTTAAAGAAGTTCTTATTAATTCAAATGAAACTGAACTTTTAAAAGAGTATTTTTCAATGTTTTGTCAAGCTTCAAGCGAAGATGCAAAGCTTAAATACGCTAAAGAATTTAAAAAAGATGAAATTGATAAAGCTAAAAATAACGCTATCGAAGGCGGAGTATCTTATAAAGATAAAATCTTTCAAAGTGCGGAAAAAGATAGAAACTTGCTTACAAGCACTGTTAGTCTTTTTGCAATTACAAAACAACTTCCTGAAGGCTTTGTTTGGATTTCAAAAGATAATGAAGCGGTACCTTTTACTTTAGAAGAATTAATCGAGCTTGGCGGTATTATGGCAAATTCTGTTAATACAAACACAATTAAAGCTAGAACTATTAAAGATAAAGTCGAGCAAGCTCAAACATTAGAAGAAATTCAAAGTATTAAATGGGATGAGTGATGGATTTTAACACAACTATGATTACAAGCTTTGCCAAAGATGTAGAAGGACTTACACCCTTTGGCACTTTATTTGTGATTTTTTTATTAAGTTTAATTATAAATTATAAGCTTTTTAAAGGTCGCATGGAAGATTGTAGATCTGATAAAGAAAGAATTTTAGAAAAATTAGAGCATATCAAAGATAGATTAGATGATTTAAATTTTGAGCTAAGGGGTAAAAAATGAATGAGTTATTCAATGTTTTAAAAGATGGTGGAATAGTTGCTTTTTTATTCTTTTGCCTTTGTGCTGTTTCTTATTTTGCTTATATTTTATTTCAAAAAACAGATAAAACACAAGGTATTTTAGTAGAAATTAAAAATATTGAAAGAAAAAATAATGAAAACAATAACAATATATTAAAAGAAATTCAAATCAGCAATAAAATAGCTGAAGCACACTTAGACACATCAAAAGCGCAATTAGAAAGCTCAAATAAAATCATTGATTTACACTCTAAAATTTTAGGAGATAAACTTGATAAGCTTGATAAAAATATTGATGAATTGAAATTTGAAATCAAAAGATATGAAAACACAGAATTAGCAACATTAATAAAAAGAAAGGAAAATGAATGAAAATTGCATTTTATAAAGTAAAAGGAAATGATAAAGCTACTTTTCTTGATAAGTTAATAGCTTTTTTTACTTCATCTTGGAAAGAAAGATTAAATGGAGATTTTTTAAAATCCTATTCTCACTGTGAAATAATCTTAGATAATTTAATGATTAGCTCAAGTCCTAGAGATAAAGGCGTAAGAATAAAAGAATTTAAAGACACTGGTAGATGGGATTTTATAGAAATTGATAATACAAATGAAGTAAAAATAAAAGAATTTCTTTACTCTCAAATAGGTAAAAAATATGATTTTTTAGGAATTCTAGGATTTTTCACATTTACAAAAGATAGTGAAGATAGATGGTTTTGCTCTGAAATCATAGTTAGGGCTTTACAAATAGGTGGCTTGGTTAAGCTAGGAGATATGAATGCAGGAAGCTCAAATCCAAATAAATTGTATAAAAAATTAAAGGAATTATAATGAAAATAACAATTAATAGAAGATATACTAGCAAAACTTGCGTTATTGGTAAATTTAAGGTTTTAGGCGATGATGATAAAATTCTTTTTGAATGCTTTTCTTTAGAAAGAAAAGAAGAAGGACTTGAAAGTGGTAAAAATTTAAGAGTTCCTGCTGGAGTTTATGATTTGAAAAGACATATAAATTCTAGTTTTAACGATAAAGGTAAAAAAGAATTTGCAGGAGTTATTGTATTAAAAGAAGATGATAGCGTTTTAAATATTTATAATAACGATGTGCCTTTTGAAAGACATATTTTGTTACACTGGGGAAACAATTATAAAGACACTAAAGGTTGCATTTTGCTTGGGCTTACCAAGGATAATAATAATGAAAGTGTCGGTCAAAGCAGACAAGCTTGTAAAGAATTTTATGATTTGATGTATGGTAAAAATCTTGAAGACATTAAATTAGAAATAACAAATGAGTTAGCATAGAAAGGAGAAAGAAATTTAAGTAGGTTACCAAATAATCCCCTAAAAAGGGGACAAGACTAATAAGCCTTGACAATAATTATACATAAGAGTATAATTATAACGATTATTTGGTGATATGTAATCATAAAAATCACCCACTTTCACGGGTAAAATTTAGCCATAGGGGGTCAGACCTACGGCTAACCCTTAGGGGTATTATACAAAAACCTTACTTAAACTTCTAAAACAAAATATGATAAATCTTTTATTTGGAAATGCAAAGCTTTATATAGCCTTAGCTTTAATGGCAATCTTAACAGGATATTTTTATCTAAGACTTGATAGCACTCAAACAAAATTAGAAAAAAGTCAAAATGATTTAGCTTTGGCTTTAAAAATAAATGAAAATAATCAAGAAAAATTAAAAGAATTAAATCAAATTCATAAAACAGAATTAAAGGCTTTAAATGAAGCAAACAATCAAAAAAATCAAGTACAAGAAAGGGTGCAATATGTTAAAAAGTATATTTACACTAGTAATGAAAATAATATTACCAAGCTTTTTAACGATGTCGTTGATAGGTTGTGGGATGCAAACTCAACAAGTAGTAACCAAAATAGAAATTCAAAAAGTTAGAATTCCGCAAGAGTTACTAACACTAAGCCCCCTTGAAAAGCCAATAGCAAAAAATGAACTTGATATTTTAAATGCTTATTCTATACTTTTTTACAAATACAAACAGTGTGAAATTCAGATAAGCAAAATAAAGGAGCTAAATAATGAGTAATACAAATGTTGATTACAACAAAAGACTTGAAGCATTTAAAGAAATTTATCCGCAAATTTTAGAAATGAGTTTAGCAGAAAAATCTCCATTTGGAGAATTTAAAAAGCTTTTAGAACAATTTGGAAACGATAATGTTATAAGAAATGACCAACAATTTCAAAGCTTGGCACAAGCGTTGGTAAGTGTTGGACAAACCATAGTGGCTCAAAGTCAAAATACAGCTTTATCCATGATTTTACAAGGCGATGAAAACGAGCTTAACGCTGAAAAAGCTTTACTTTTAAGAGCTCAAACAGAAACAGAAAAAGCAAAACCTGCATTAATAGCTAGACAAACTTCACAGATAGATGATAATTTAAGAATAGAAGCTGCAAAAGTTACACAGAGTGTTCAATTTGGATATTGTACCGGTGGTCTTGATATACCACAAGAAATTATGAAGCTTGTTAAAGAAAAGATAGAAAATATAGAAAAGTCTTCATAA